GTGTAATAGGTGCTGTTGCCATCACCTACCGCAGCAAAGGATTGAAACCCCGTTACAGCACCAGCAAGGGTTACCGTCCCCGTGCCAGTGGTTGTCGTGGTTTCTTGAACCCGATCTGCAAGAACAAAAGCCATTACGCAGACAAGCTAAAGGTATAAGTCACAAGCACCACGTCACCTGAGACTACTGAACGATCACCGGGGGAATCAAAGTCCTTGGCTGAAAACAGTGTCCCTGTTGTACCGCCTTTGGTGTTGTTACTTGTTAAAAACGCTCCACCGACGGTTGTTGTGGCGTTCATGGTGAACTGGGCTTTGCTTGCAGAATTAGTGACAACCGACGGATTAGCATTGGTTGCAGAGGCAAAAGTTGCCGTCGGACGATTTGCTTCACTGTAATCAGTGACCTCGGTCCACCCTGCATGAGAAGACATCGTATCTCCGGCAGCGGGGTTGTTACTTGACGCTGCGCCATATAACCCAAGATACCAAGTCGTAATCTGCGCCGTACTTGTCAGTGCGCTGCCAGCCATGTATTGAAGCCCGACATTGACCACAAGGTTCTTGGACTCATCTGCCCACTTGAGATTACCGTCTTTGTCGTAACACTCAATCAAAAACCGGCCTGTGGCCTTTAACCCTTCCGACGATCCGGGGTTGGTAATCAGACCGCAAGCGGCTGTGTCTGTTGCTTTAGCTGTAAGCTTCATTATGCAATCCTCATTATGGCGTTAGTGGCATCATCCACCGGGAAAGTAATCACCAGATTCGCCGCCGTCTTGGTGATGTTGACCCCAAAGTTCAACACACAAACCGACCGGTTACCATTGGTTGTGTTGTAAATCAAAGCCCCATTGGTCGTTAAGGTGACATTCGTAAACGTCGCATCTTCAAAAGACCAATACGCAGTTGTTCCTTGAAAGGACGGGGTGACGTTGGTGAGGGTAATTCCTCCAGCGGAATAATTGGTTCCACTGACTTCACCCGCCGTTGTGTACGCAGTCGTTGAGGCACCGAGATCCGCATTGGCGGTATACAAGGCCAGTTTAAACACATCGCCTGTCCCCGTTGTAAAGTTATGCAGCCCTTGAGCTAGCTCAACTTTAAAACTGGTCGTCAGTGTTTGGATAATTGCCATCAGACCACCTTATCCCGCACCTGACCAGAACGATAAGCATCCATCCGCTCAAGACCGTCACCAAGCCGTTTGGCTAGTAACAACGCTTCTTTGTACTTGGTTGTGATATTTGCAATCTGGTCAGGCTCTGCTTTCAAAAAGGTTGAAGCCTCTACCAGCGCACCGTACAGTAAAACGGTGTCAAAGTTATCACCCAGCCAAGTTGTCGTAGCATCGACGTTGCCGGAAGTAATTGATGTTGGGTAGTAGAAGTAATGCAACTCTACGGTATACCCTAAGTCCGGCGTGGGGCCGAGGATAAACGTCAGTTCTGTTGGAGCATTGGGATAGTCCGGGCCAAAGAGAGCATAACAGTATGGCCTGCCTGTATTCCCAGATCCTGTAGGGATGGGGAAAGACTCTCTGATGAAGTTCACATCTTTGTTCAACAGGTAATGATACGAACCATCCGTATCAATCACAGCCATTGAATAGGGCGCAAGAAAGTCTGAAGGACACTGGAGGTAACGATTGTTAATCGTACAAACACCCGTGACATTTTTACGCAAGCTGGGGAACTGAACGGTATTGAAGATCCGTTGCTCTGCTTGCGTTGTAAACGTCGTCAAGCTATCTGTGGAGAACGTTGTCTCCAGATAGTCTTGAATCTGGGTTTTGAGATCTCCCCAGTTCACGCCATCGGCCCCCGGCTCATCACGCCTTTGGTCGCAGCACCAGTGCCACGCATCTTAATACCTGTGGTTTTCACTTGGCTGTTTGGATTGATCGCCACACCGTGAGTTGGTTGCCAATCCTTGGGCATGTTGTATGGCATCTCTTTGCCGGGATTTGGTGAAGCTACTACCTTAGCTCCGGTCATCGTATGCGGCTCGGCATAAGTGGATGCTGGTCCCACTTCTTTGCCGCCCATCTTCATGGAGTATTTAGCCATCACTTGCCCCTTTGGTTTGCAACCCGTGCAAGATTACGCCCTTCACGGCGCATCATTTCAGAGGTAGGACCGCCCTTCCTCATCTTCTTAACATCAGCATCGGGATGTGCTCCCTTGCCTTTTGCCATGTGCTTTTTGAGTGCTTCCATTGCTTTCATGTCAACTCCTATGAGACGGTGACACTGTTTAAACTTGACTGACCCACCAGATGATTGGGCGTCAGATCGGCATCGTAAGATCGGGAACCACCAACAGGATTGAAGCCCCACTCTATTGTTCGGCTTCCTTCAAGTGGAACACCCGTATAGAGCGGGTCTGTTCCTACGGTGTAGTTGGTCTGCATCCCATTTAAGCCTGACTGGTAATACGAGTTGGAATCGGGACGTGGATTCCTAACAGCCTGCGGATCATTAACTGGATACATACCAAGCTGCAATTGCGGCTGGTCGGGTTCCCAGCATTCCGGGCATACCAGTATATTGACATTTTTTGTCTTGATTGTCAGCGGTTTAAGCTGTTTTAACTTGTACCGAAAGTTGCACCTATCGCACTGGGCGATAGCAAACTTGCCGGATGCAAACTGGTTAGGCATGTTAGAAGTTCACGCCTAAAAATGATTGACGTGGCACAAACCGGATGGGCGCTTTTTCCCGATCCTCGGTCGATGCTAACTCCCAGGCTTGATCGTACTGGGCTTTGAGCATAGGCATACGCTCTAATGCGCCCTCTACTTTCATAGACAGCTTATAGGCTAGTCCTGATACCAACGCCTCTTGGAATCTGAATGGGATGTCTTCCACGTTGACACCATTACCAGCATCCTGCATCCGCCGCAATCTCCAGTACACCAGTGTGTAATACGGATTGCTGATTGACCCTTGATCAGGAGCAGGCCAGACCGTCACGTTGGGGAACTTGGTATTGGTTACGGTATCGCCCGAACTATGGCTCGCAGCCGTTGTGTTGTTCTGCCCACGGACGACATTATTAAGCGTCGCATACGCAGACGCGCCCGTTGCCACATTCTCGGCTTGGGTTGAAGTACCGTAGTAATAAACCGTCTCCGTTCCAATGTTTGCATATCCTGCATATGGTACGCCTGCGAGGGATGACATGGGGATTGTTGTGACTGTCGCATTGATTGTGGCCGCTAACGTACCTGTGAATGTATATGTCTGTCCGCCCTGCCGGTCGATGTAAATCTGTATAGGTCTGCCCGTGGCTAGCTTGTTGGGAATCGTTGAATAGGTGCTAACCGAGATCCGGCTGATGTTGATGTCAGTCTGGTTTTGATCAACGCCCGTGCGGATTATTGTTTCAACAAGATCCACCGTGTTAATTGGCAATGGGTACGTGATCTGGTCGGTGTACAACGGGATAGCACCTTGTTCCATCGTCCACAAATTAATACCTTGGTTAGCCCACTCTGTCACCAAAAGATTCAGGCTGCGCCGTGCTGTACGCAAGTCATAGCCTGAGCGCAACTCCCGCCCGCATCGCTCATAGGCTTCCTCAACCAACTCATTGAGGTTAGGGTTAAATGTTGTTACGCCGGTTGTGCTCATTTACCTACCTTCCGAAATGGGGCCACCTTTTTGGCAATACTTTTTGGCTGTGAAACAAACTGAATCCCTTTTGACTTTCCAGCCCTTTTTGCTCGGGTGGTTGCTGCATATTCTGCTGGTGAAAGAGATTTAATCGCCGCCTCTGGGAGATAGCGTTCCCCAGTATCAGATGACCTCTTGCCACTTTTAGTTTTCCAATTTTGTTGAGTCCAAGCTTTCAGAGATTGCTGCGGGGCTTTCATACCATACGGCCTTTAGTCTTTCCTCGCTTTGCTATGCCGTCGGCCCTTGCTGATGCGGACTTCACTTTCCCACCTTGTTTAAACCGACGGGTATATCCTATGCCAAACATGGGCGCGGTCAATGCCAAGTTCTCACCCTTGCGCTTTCTTGCTTCTATATCCGCATAAGCCTCAATCTCTGACTGCTTATCGACTGGCAACTTGTAACTTACGCGGCCAGCTGCGCCAACACCACCTTTGCCAATATCTACATTCGTAAGTTGTGCTGAGAGCCGTTTTTTTGCTTCTTCGTCTGTTTCGTAGGCGTTAGTCACGATACCCGCCTCCTGCGGCCTTATACCGCTTCGCTAAAAGCTGCGCCTTCCTCGCGGACCACTGGCCCGCCCCAGTCCCTTGTATAGCAGCAGCTTTGATTTGGTTAAACAAACGCTTTCTCATTCCCGGCTTGGTGTAATTGCCAGCCGCATTGACTTTGCCACCCTCGGCAAACTGTAAAAAATCTGTGTCATCGCGGCGCTGGCGCAGCTTGGGCTTGGGCATTTTGGAGGGGTTGATCGCCCCCATTCCTCTGCTCTTGAGCATTAAGATCTCCCATGAGAGTGCCAAGTCCATAGCCAAGATATGGATCTAATGGCCGCAGGTAATTAGGATACGGCATTTCGTAACTTCCAGAAAGCTCTGGCGGCGGAACTGTTGGGTACTCATAATCTTTTGTCCCTGCTTGGACAGATTTTTGTATTGGGAAAAACAAAGAAGGAAACGCCGGTATGGTTGGCATTTTCACATCCGTTTTTGTGCCGCCCGGAACTGTATCGGCTCCAGGCACAACTGGTGTTAAAGGTGTAACGGGAGCCGTGATTGTATCTATAGTGACAGCAGGGATTGTGTCTTGAGCTATACCTTGAATAGTGTCAACACCAAGCCCAGGAATCGTATCAACTTGCACTCCCCCAGGGACGGATTCTTGTGGCAACACCGTACTAATTGGAGGTAACTGAGAAGCCGGCGCAGCAGGCTGTACGCCAGTAACTGTATTGATATTCCCGCCGGTGGGCGTTCCTACCGGAGCATAGGTTCCTGCTACTAAGCTGCCAAGTCCTTGCGGTTGCGTCTGAGTTGCAGGAGCCGAAACTACTGGCGTACCAAGGATAGTATTCGTTGAAGGATTGAAGAATATATCTGAGCCTTGGGTTGCGGTTATCCCTTGCAAGTTGATTACTTGTGGGTTACCTAAAGCCGTTGACACCAGTGCTGTACCCGAAGTCGGGTCTATGCTAACAATTTGGCCCACCGAAATATCTGGCTTCGCCGTATCAAGCATCTGCGTCTCACCTTGTGGTGTCGTTATTGGCACAAGATTTGGCAGTGTTTGTGATGTTGTTACGGGGGTAAGTATATTTCTTAGGAGATCTGCGTTTGTAAGACCAAAATCTTTTTCTACCGTTGCGGCAGGAACATTAATGCCACTCAGTAGATTTTGGTTAACTGCAATTTGTGATCCTTGCTTAAGGCTTTGGTTTGTATTTGCAGGAAGATTTGAACGATCAACCGTTGCGACCTGTTGGTTTGGAAGAACTACAAGTGCTTGACTATCGTTTAAGCCAATCACCCTACCCAATCCCGATAGCGGATCTACCCTCAAAGCATCAACCGTTGTTACGGTCTGGCCTTTTGTATCTTTTACTGTAATGCTTGGCGATACAAAACCATTGCCTATGATGACTTGGTCACCTGTTTTGAACTCTGACGTTGCAACGCCTTGAGCCGAATTTGTCGCCTTGAAGTTTGGCGCAAACACTAAACTTCCGTCGTCGGTCATTGCAAACACACCACGATCATTGCTTGCAAGAACGCTTGCTGATGTTAGATTGCCAGAAGTAGCATCAAGATTTACCGAACCCGCTATGGTTGTTGCTAACTGGCTAGCCAAATCTGAACCGCTTTGGATTGTTTTAGCAGTGGTTGGGTCTTGTTGCGTAACAATGTTCAGGGCGTTGTTTAACAAAACATCGCTATTGAGCGATTTTGTTTTGCCATCAGCATCGGTAATCGTAAATGTTTTGCCATCAAGGCTGACGCTGTTAACTGTGTATCCAAACTTCTGTTCGTTGTCTAGGATTACATCAAACAACGATTCAACAGACGATGAGTCATAAGAACTTGCTGGCGAAACGGGAGAGCTTGAAGGCCCAGAAATTGATAACCCAGGAGAAAGACTGTATTCCAACAGAATAGGTTGCCCATTCCTATTGGTCACAATTTGATTATTTTGATTGGTCAATAGTTTGATTTGTGAGTTTGGTGCCGCATCCACCACTTCCCATGAAACATTCTTTGCCGCATCTTTTGGATTGCCACCCAATGACGATGTTGCCGCCGCAATCGGTCCTGTTGCAAAGATCGTTTCTACTGCTGTACGGCCAAGATCTGATCCCACTGGTTTGCCCTGCCAAATGTTTGACAAGACTTTCATAGCAGGTTCTTCAAACAGTTCTTGGCCGGTTTCCCGGATAACGTGATTAGCTAACGCATTCTTTGCTACGTCAGGCAAAGGCAACATCTGTAATGCAAATGAAGTGCCAAGCGATAACACTCCCGCAGCCCTCATCGACATAGCCGTCCCAGCCGCAGCTTTTGTATCTAGCTCTGCCGCCGTCAACTCTGGGTTTGATTTCTGTAGGTCGCTACGAATCCTATCGAACGTGGATGCAGCCATATCTTTAAGATCGCTTTGCGCCGTCGTAGCGGCAAAGCCTGCTCCTGTTGCGTAAGAGGCTGTTGCGCCTAATCCAAAATATTGAGCGGCCTTGAATGCAGCTACGCCCGGAATGACCGATGGAACGGTCGAAGCTATAGTTTCTGCAATCATTCTTGGGTTGTTAGCGTACTTGTCTATTGTTGCTAACGCCTGACTTATTTGCCCTTCCGTGGCACCTATCCGTGTTAACTCTTTATTAAGAGCCGCCTTTGCTTCCGCCCACTTGGGGTCAGAAGCTGCTTGAGCTGCTGTGATGTCTTCTTTTAGATTGGCTAGATAGTTTGATACAGGATTGTTGGGGTTGCCGTTAAAAATGGTTGTCAATAATTCAGCGGGTGACGCTATTGTTGTCAAGGCACCTTTTACTAAATCGCCAGCAAGCCCGATGTTTCGTTGGAGCTTTTCTCCTACAGATCGGACTGTTGCATTGTCAGAGTTCAGCATGTCTTGAACGGTGCCATTTACAGCGTTAAATACCTGCGTGGCAAATGACGTTGTTTTCGGTGCGGCAGGCTCGGCAACTTGTTGACCAACGCCTGATACGTCAATGCGAGGCATCATTTGTCCATCGACATATTCGTACGATACGCCTTTGCTGGTGTAGCCAATCACATCGCCACGAGCGTTTCTTAGGAAGGTTGCTCCTGAAGGAACATTGAATTTGTTGCCTTTGTCGTCTGTTAATTGGTAACTTGTTGTTGTAATTGTTTTTTGAATATTGTTCCAATCCACCGAGTACGGCGTTCCGTACTCAGCTCCAACCAAATCCATTTGATACTGATCTGGCCTGCGAACGTTTGCCATCAATTCCGCTACGCCAGCATCACCTGTTGTCGTTCCCGCTGCGCCTGTCTTTAGACCTAGTTGCGCCTGCCCACCAGCAGTCGGATCAAATCCATACACTTCTTCTAAAGTTTTTAACTGGCCTGGGTCTACAGAAATAAACTGACCTTGGCCTGTGTTGTAAATATTGTTGCCCTCTAAGAAGGCTGTTGTGTCTAAGCCGGATGTGCTTAATGTTGGGCTTACTGGGGACGTTAGTTGCGTGCGTTGATCTTCATTAAACGCACCAAGATCTACAGGATCAGATCTTGTAATACCTGCCGTTCCAGTCGCTGCTGCGGTTCCAATTTTGTCAAACACACCTTGATTAGCAATCACAAAATTTACAGCCGTTGCTGGATTAAGCAACGCTTGAAGGTTCTTACCTTGCGTTACAACCGTATCTAAAACAAGTTTTGTTTGTGCTGAAGTAAGGCCTGTTGCATCTTGAATTGCTTTGGATACAGATGGCGCTACACCGGCCACAAACATTTGAGCCGGATCTAATTTTCCTGA